AACCTGAAAATACTTGAGGGCATTGCTGTACAGAACAATATGGAAGAGGCCAAGGACTTTCTTGGTAAGGTTAGTCGTCTTAGTGCTGTAGATACGTACCTATCATCATTCGTTGAGGGTATCCAAACACACACAAAGTATGATGGCAAGCTACATGTTCGTCTACTACAACACAGGACTTCCACAGGCAGGTTGTCGGGGGCTGACCCTAACATGCAGAACATGCCACGTGGTGGTACATTCCCTGTAAAGAAAGTATTTATATCACGCTTTGATGGTGGCAAGATACTTGAGGCTGACTTTGCACAGCTGGAGTTTCGTACTGCTGCTTTCTTATCACAAGATGTTCTAGCTATTGAGGAGATTAAAAATGGTTTTGACGTACATGCCTATACAGCGAAGGTTATCACGGACGCTGGACAGCCTATTACTAGACAGGATGCCAAGGCTCACACTTTCGCGCCACTTTACGGTGCCACAGGATTCGGAAGGACAGAATCGGAAGCAACCTACTATCAGCACTTCAATGAGAAGTACGAAGGAGTTGCAGAGTGGCACACAAAACTGGCTACCGAAGCTTTAACTAAACGAAAGATATCTACGCCATCTGGTCGGGAGTTTTCATTCCCCGATGTACAGCGTAGAGAAAATGGTAGCGTGTCGTATTTCACACAGATAAAAAACTATGGTGTTCAGTCATTTGCTACGGCAGATATTGTGCCTATAGCCATGTTACATATAGACAAACTATTAGGCTATGCTAAGTCCTGTATTGTAAACACAGTACATGACAGTATTGTAATTGACGTACATCCACATGAGGAAAGACTAGTGTTACAAGCCATAGATAAAACTAATCAAGACTTGACTAATCTTATTGCAGGTAGGTGGGGTGTTACCTTTAATGTTCCCCTACTTTTAGAGGCAAAGATTGGTCCGAATTGGCTTGACACTAAGGACGTAGTGTGATATAACTGCGCTTCTAACTTTGAAAGAAAGGATTTTAATATGACTGAATTGACAACTATTGATACTAATAACTATGCTGCTACTGCCCAGCTTTTGGGTCAATCATTTGATAGCAATGACAAGAGGCAGAAGCTTCCTCGTTTGCGTATTGAAAAGAAAGCAATCATGGGTGAGACTGAAATGAATGGCAAAATGGTAAAGGTAGAAGCTGTACCAGCAGGTTCACTTGCACTGGAATCTCCTGATGGTAATACTATTTTTGCTGAAAAAGCAACAATACGTATCTTCTTGCAGAGGTTTATGTATCAGAAGTGGGACAACACCAAAGAAACATTCTTTAAATCTGTACTCGCAGATAGTTTTAAAGAAGATTTGAAGGACACGACAGGTACTTTTAATTGTGGTAAGCCTTCTGGTTTTATTGAGGATTGGCACTCTCTGCCAGAATCTATGCGGGAAGCTATTACTAAAGTAAAAAGGGTTCGTGTAACCTTTGGCACTGTCACTATGTCTGGTGTTACCAAGGCAGGTGATGCACAAGATGTAGTAGATATTCCTTTTGTTTGGGAAGTTGCTACGAAGGAAGGTTTCAAGAATGTTGGTGGTATTGTGGCTAAGATGAATAGTCTTCAACGACTACTGCCCCAGCACAGTTCAGAAGTTCGTGTTGAGAAACGCGAGATGTCTAATGGTAACGATTATTACGTCCCTGTTCTTGAACTTGACATGTCTAATAATATTGATGTTACAGGTGGTACAGACCAAGATACTATCAAGGAGTTCTTTTCCTATATAGAAAGTACCAACAAGTGGGTTCTTGAGGAGTACAACAAGAACTATCAAGAGGAATTATCCCAAGAAGATGAGGATACAGTAGATGGTTTTATTGATGTTATTGTAGATGAGGACGAATAAATGAATCATCCAGCAGAACTAGCCCTGCATAGCTATCTTGATAAGGCAGTCAAAGGTAAGTCCAGTATATCAAAGGATACTGCCATTGGCATTGCCAAAGATGTTCAGGATGCTGTCATCAAACAATTCGGTGGTGGCAGCAGGGGCAACTTTAGATTGCGTATGTCCAATGTGGGTAGGCCGTATTGCCAGCTGTGGTTTGAAAAGAACAAGCCAGAGACAGCTGCACCAAAGCCTACTACCTTTATTATGAATATGCTTCTTGGCGATATTGTTGAGGCAGTTTTGAAGGGCTTGATGCGAGAGGCAGGTATTCAATACACTGACTCACAGCAAGTCACGTTGGATATAGGCACAAATAAAATTAACGGCACATACGACATCGCACTTGAGGGTGCTGTTGATGATATTAAGTCAGCATCTGATTGGTCTTATCGAAACAAGTTTGATTCCTTTGAGACATTAAAAAGTGGTGATGCGTTTGGTTACATAGGTCAGCTTGCTGGCTACGCTAAAGCTACGGGTCTAAAACCAGGTGGTTGGTGGGTTGTAAACAAAGCTAACGGCAAGTTCAAGTATGTACCTGCTACTAACATTGACATGGATGAAGAACTAGATAAGATTAAAAAGGTATCGGACAAGCTGAAAACAAATCAGTTTGAAAGGTGCTTTGAGCCAGAAGTTGAGAAGTTCCGTGGTAAGGAAACAGGTAACATGATGCTGTGTAAGACATGTTCATTCTGTGATTACAAACGTGCTTGCTGGCCTAATCTTATTGAGAAACCTGCTGTAAAGTCACAGGCTAAAGAGCCTAAGATTGTAGAGTATACGCATCTTGCGCCTGAGTATGCAGACAGCAGAGCATCCTAATGCCTAACTATGCGGCGTTCCGTGCGGCAAGGAAGTACGGATATAGAAGTGGTTTGGAGTTGTCGGTATCTGAAAAGTTAAAGCAACAGAACGTAAAATTTTTATACGAAGCATTGAAAATTGAATGGGAAGACTTAGCTTATAGAACTTATACTCCAGACTTTATTCTATACAATGGTATAATAATAGAAACAAAAGGTATGTTTACTGCAGCTGATAGAAGAAAACATCTTGCAATACAGCGACAACATCCTAAATTAGATATTAGATTTGTATTTGAAAATAGCAGGAGAAAGTTACGTAAGGGAGCGAAGTCTAGTTATGCAGAGTGGTGTATAAAGTATGGCTTCAAATATTATGATAGAATTATTCCAGAGGACTGGATAAAAGAGAAGGGCAAAAATAATTATCCCAAGTTCATCTCTTTTCGTGGGAAGAAAGTAAAAAGGAGATAACGTATGAGAGAAAATTATATTGAACACGAGGATTTTTTAATTAGAATACGCCCAACTTTTACTAAGCGAGGTGATTGGACAGGTGATGCAGAAGTTTCTGTCATAGCTTCAGAAGATTCTACACTACCTAAAGACGTAATAAAAGGCATGGAACATTTTGTGAATATGCTACTGTCCTCGCTACCTGTAATGGAAAGGGATGAGTATGTCAGAGAAAAAATATTTGAATACGTTAAAGAACATATTGCGCCCGATATTGATTTGGGTGAATCAGAAGATTCCACTACGTTTTATATTGAGGATGATGAAGAAGATAATATTGTTCATCTTACCTTTACTACAAACACAAAAGGAGAAGCTTAAATTGAGACACGAAGAATATATGAAACAAGCAATGTCACAATCAGATGCTGTAGTTAAAGATATAAAAATGAAACAGGCTTGGAAAGATGTTGAGTGGGATGAAGAACCAGACATGGTAAATAGTCCACCTCACTACAACAAAGCAGGTATCGAATGTATTGACGCCATCGAAGCTGCACTAACATCCGAAGAGTTCAAGGGTTATTGTAAAGGCAACAATCTAAAGTACACATGGCGTGAGAACTACAAGAACAAAGAAGAGGACTTAAAAAAAGCACACTGGTACCTTAGTCGGATTATTGACAGGGTTGACAAAGATGAGAGTTAAGATTTACGTTACACTAGATTTAGACCCAGAAGAATATCCTATGCCAGCAGATGAAAATCCTGTTGAGGAATTAGAAGATAGCCTACAAGATTATTTCTATGAGATTGAGGGTGTATCTATTAGAAACTTGAA